CCTTCTAGGGGTGTGTGATGTTTCCCTCACTCACACGAGAGTGAAAATCAGATTGCCTCGCATAGTCTGAGTTCCTCCTGTGAACGTGATGTTGGCAAGTAGCGTGAAAGCATCCGTGCCGTTGGCCGATACAAGGACCGATCCAACCACTCCGACAGTCGTCAACGTGTTGGCCACGAAGGCGACCGCAGGATTCCAGAGAGCCACCGTTGCGGCATTCTTCTGGAATATGGCGGTGACGCCCTCCAAATCGCCCGGCGCGACCGTGGAGACGTCCTGAACAGAGTAGGTGACTTGATAGTCACCGGCAGGTGGCACAATGGATCCTGCAGTGTTGACAAACAAAGCACTGCCGACTTGAGCCCCCGCGAGCAGCAGCTGTTGGTTCATTCCCGAACCGGCGGTATTGGCTTCGCCGCCGGCGACCGACTGAAACTGAGCTACCGTGGAGTCGTCGGACAACCCCCCGGTTGGATTGAGCAAGGTAGGCAGGAACATCCTGAACCGGTACCTCACGCGCAGCTCCGAGATCTTTGTGGTTCCGGCTTGTCCAGCGGACACAACGAAGAGGTTGCCCCCATCGTAAAGTCGGATATCAGTCCCGGCAGGCTTGACACCAGTGCGAACGTACTTGGGATCTGCTTTGTTCAGGAGGTTCGGCATCAGCCGCAACCCCACATCCTCACAGCCCATAGCACTCGCAGAATGCATGTCTTCAACCTGTTGCTTTGTGGTTGGCGTGTCGTTGGCAGCGTTGTAATCGAACGCCAAGATCACCTTTCCGGTCGACCCATCCGTCGCGAACTCACTGACTTCGTGGAGCAAATACACTTCGCAATACTCACACTTCCAGTTGGTCCACTTGGCGGCTTCAGCAGCTCCCAATGGAAACAGGGAGGCTTGGCCAGGGTTGAAGGGGAACTTGGTCACTCCGACAAGGTTAGCTCCACCAGAGCCCAACACATCGCCGACGTACTCATCCTTCTCAATGAAATCAGTCAACTCCGGCACCGTATGTTGCAGCACCGTAGAGTTGTCATCCTTGAAAATGGCCCCACCCATGTTCCGCCCTAACGCTTGGCGCTTTCCGCGCTTGCGTCCTTGGCGAGTGACAGAGGGCTTTGGCCTTTGTTTCTTGGACACGGGCTGTTGCCCGGTGGGAGGCTTGTTCGCCTTCCTTTTGCGCGTCATGCGTTGCTGTTTCGCGCTCATTCCGTGTAGTGGAATAACTTTTCACACACCCGAGAGCGCGGCGCGTCTCTGGGCAGTGGGGTAACGGGGGGGATCCTGAATCCCCCGGTGTTGGTCTCCGAGTCTTTAAGTCTCTCACCTGTCTGCTGATCAGGCGCTCGGCACTATCGTCTGCCGGATGGTAGTAAGGATTTGTGATCCCCGGTGGCACGACCCACCTGCTCTCCCTGTCCGGTTTCATTCAATAGGTTCTTCAACCAATACACCGCCTTGCCCGCCATAGGCCAACGGTTTACTCATACTCGCCGTAATGGACCTGACGATACCAGTCCAACGTAGCAGAGTCGAATCGACAAGGGAACGCCGTCAAACGAGACAACGCCTCCTTCGTGGCAAGCCAATCGCATTCATCGAAAGGCAAACCGCGCACCTCACCGAGCCGCCGAAGCTTCTCCAAAATGAAGTGATCCGCGATTATGAACTTCTCCCCGCCCTGTTCATTTCGCATCCCGTCAGCATACAGATCTGAACCAAGCCACCGCTTTCGCGCCTGTTCCAGATTCACGCCGCGAGACTCGGCAACCCTCTCGTAGGAATCAAAGAGGGCGTTCCAAAGCGGATCTCTGCGGAACGACAAACTCGTAGAGTATGCACCCAACATCCAAGCCAACGGATGTTGCTTGGAGGGATACACCTTGCTGGGCGGCACCTTGGTCTTCATCAGCTTAGTAGCTGACATAGGGTGCCACACCCAGCCTCTCTGGCTCATCGTCCACGATCCACTCAGGAAGGTCGCGCAATCTGGCGACAGCCACAAGGAATCCGCACAGTCACGCTCGAACTCGGGCTCAAGTCCAAGGTTGTTGTACGTAGTGACCATCGTCGATCCGAAGTCAGTGTTGACCATACCAGTCTTCACCCAACGGTCCACCCCCAGCACAATCGCATGCTGATGGATGACTGAACCACCGATAGATGTATCGGCAATACCCGTGGGAGTGCTGCACTTCGCCGTCCAGCGAAAGATGATCTCACCCAACTCCGTCGTGACCTTTCCCAAGCGAACCCCTTCGCACCTTCGCAGGTACTCAGAAGTGATCGCCTCGGGACATCCGAACGTCTCATAAACGCCCAGCTTGCTAGTCTGAGCGCTCCTACCACACGTCTTATCACATTGCTTAAGGTCCAGAGCCGCAGCCTTCACCTCCTCTTCGGTCACCCAAAGGAAGTAGCTGTCGTCACAGAGGAGAATCACGTGCAACCCAGGTCGCAACATGCGATTCTGCATCCACATGTCCAACTCCACTGGCCTCCAGCCATAAGGAATCGTCATAGTGAACTCGACCAACGGAAATCCGGGCATCGGATACATCGTCAGTCCCAGTCCCGGGACGCAATACCACACGGCGGCATCGAGCCGACGCACATACTCCTTGGAAAAGGGGATAATGAACCTCATCAACTCCACATGGTTCTGTGGAGGCACAGCCACGATGGTGCGCACTTTGACATATTCTTCTCCGCTCTCCAGTTCGGTGCGCAAGACCAGGGTCTCATCGGTCTTCACCATCGTCTCCTCGGGACGAAACTTATGGCGACCAGACTCGATCGATTCAACTGCGCGCACGTACTTCTGATAACGATTTGGGGTAACTCTGGGCTTCAAGTGTTCCAACACCTCCTGGAGGCTCAAGAGCGTCACAGGAACAGCCAGCTTGGCGATAACGAGGTCGTCGTAACGTCTATTCGCCTGCTTCCACTCTCCCCCTTCCGCACGAAATGGGGGGAGATCTCGGTTTCGGAATGCAAAAGTAGCCATCTCATTCTCCGCCGTGCGAGCGGGTTTCCCCATGCTTCGCGACGCTTTGGAATCAATGATATTGACTTCAGACTTCTGCACCATCGAATGCATCGCCGTGAGTCCTTCGACCACCACGGGAGCAGACACCCACTGACCGGCAATCTCGAATTCCATTCCATCTGGCGATCCCTTCTTCGTCTGCAACAATTGCTGAGACGCATTACGGGATTCCAACGGGACTTCTTGGTCTTCTTGACTCCTGAGGTGAGACAGTATGGTGCGCACGAAAGAGGTAGTTCCATGGG